GCACCACGAAGAACAGGAACTTATTCGTTTGCTAAACTCGCTGCATAAACTGACTATGCGCCAAAAGGAAAAAGAAGCGGCGTAGTTCCTGGTTACAACAAGGAGTACAAATGGCCAACGCAAGTAAGTTGATACAAGAAATAGAACGTCGAAGCCCAGAGGACCTCAGACAACAGTGTCGTTTCACGCGCATCAAAGAACAGATGTCTGATGAAGAACGCTCTAGTATTGAACGTGCCGAGGAATCGGTAAAGATGGATACCGGTAATGGTAGAACTCGTACGTACTCGGCTCGCTGGTTATCAAACGTTTTGACTAAGTGTGGGTACCCAATAAGTGATAGTACTATCCTCCGCCATATCAATGGGCGGTGTGGCTGTGAGTGATCTCGTAAACGAACTTAAGAATCAAGATCGTCGTGACAAGTTAGGACGCATCTCCGAACTTCTTGAGAACAACAACATTGATCTTGCAGACGTTGGGGATATTAAGCGTGTATCTCTGTACCAGTCCATTATCAAGAATAAAGATGGTGAGGCTGAGACTCAGGACCTCACCGCTATTCAGTTCAGCCCAAAATGGGAAAGTGGGCCCGATTGGCCAACGATTGAACCAGGGCCTGCATACAAACTACCTGCATTTAAAGGGGCTTCNCGCCCCAGTTCTTCAGATTACGAGACTGCTGTAATCCTTCCAGATATTCAAATTGGGTATTACCGAATGAAGGATGACGCCCTTGACGCTACGCATGATGAAGAAGCGTTGTCAGTTGCTCTTGAAATTACTAAGTCAATCAAGCCAACTAAGATTATTTTGTTGGGTGACAACTTAGACTTCCCAGAGTTTGGGAAGTACCGACTAAGCCCTGCTTACCAACGCACAACCCAAGCAACTATTGATCGCGCTACAACACTGTGCGCTCAGCTTCGTTCAATTGCGCCCAATGCTGAGATCGTTTGGCTTGCTGGTAACCATGAAGAACGGTTGCCACGAATGCTCATTGACAATGCGATTTCTGCATTCGGGTTACGTAAAGGAAATGCTCCAGAGTCTTGGCCGGTAATGAGTGTTCCATACCTGTGCCGAATGGACGAGTATGGGATTACATATCTGCCAGGTTACCCAGCAGCGAACTACTGGGTTAACGAGCGCCTTAAGATTATTCATGGCACCCGTGTGAAGTCCAGTGGGTCTACAAGCCATTTATATTTGAATTCTGAAAAGGTGTCCGTGATCTACGGGCACATCCATAGGCGTGAATGGAATGAAAAGACCCGTGGAGACTGGGATGGACCCAAGACCATCATGGCGGCATCACCAGGATGTCTCGCTAAGGTGTCTGGAGAAGTTCCTTCAACAAAGGGGGGTCTGGATCTTGATGGACGCCCTCTCACCGTAGTAGAAGACTGGCAACAGGGCCTGGCAGTAGTTACCTACCAGCCGACAGGTGAATCACGATTCTTTTATGAGCAGGTTCCCATCCATGATGGTGAAGCCTTCTACAGAGGGAAGATTTACCATGCCGCGCCGTAGGAAAGTCAACCGTGAGCACCTACCTAAATTAGTACTTATTGAATGGATTGATGCTTTCGATGGGCACCCTGGTTGGGTTGACTTGGAGTTGTACCGTCCGCATGTTATGAAACCAGTTACGGTTGGTTGGTTAGTCCCAGACTTTATGGAGGGACACATCACTTTGATGGGCTCATACCTCATTGACAAAAATGATGACAGTCATGTACATTATAGTACTCCCTCTCATATCCCAGAGGGAATGGTACAATCTATAACGTATCTGGATGTACCAGGTACGATAGAGGGCGTAACTGATGTCTCATAAAGTTATTAGAGGTTCTAATGCCGATTGATTTCTGGTCCCCAAGTTATAGGGCTTCCTCTAGTGACCTGACCGTCTCAATATCCCCTTTGGGCCTTGTAGAGCTTGCTGACGAGGAGTTTGAAGTTCATGGCCCCCGCCTAAATCGTTATGGGTCCTGCTGGGCGTGGTATCTGGGTCACCACTGGTCGTACCGTCGTGAGATGGGCGAACAGAACATCACAATGAACTACACCAGGACACTGTCCGATTACATTACTAACTTCTGTTTTGGTAAAGGTGTGCAGTTTAAATGTCCTGAACAAAACTCAGCAATCATTCCTCACCTTCTACAGACAGTCTGGGAAACTCATAACAATAAGCATTACTTGTTGTGGGAAATGGGGCAGCTGGCTGGTGTTACCGGTGACTGCTTTGTCAAAGTGGCATATGAAGAACCCTATGAGGACAGTATCGGTCTCCAACATGAGGGGCGCATTCGTATCATCCCTCTCAATCCGGCTCATTGTTTTCCGGAGTATCACCCCCATGACCGTGATCGTCTGTTGCGATTCAAATTAAAGTACCGCTTCTGGGGGACATCACCGGAGGGTACACGCCAGGTCTATACCTTTACTGAGATCCTGACTGACGATCTTATCGAACAGTACATCAATGATGAATTGATTGACCAGTACCCGAACCCCATCGGTGAAATTCCTGTTGTTCATATTCCTAATACGACTATCTCGTCNTCCCCTTGGGGTCAAGGAGATATCTGGGACATCATTTCNCTGAACCGTGAACTTAACGAAAAGATGACAGAAGTCTCTGACATCATTAATTANCACGCTGCCCCAGTGACCATTATTACTGGCGCTAAGGCTTCCCAGTTAGAGCGTGGGCCTAAGAAGGTTTGGGCAGGCTTACCCAAAGAAGCCAGTGTCTTTAACTTGGAATCCCGTGGTGAGATGGCTGGGGCACTGGAATACATTTCTTTCTTAAAGCGAGCCATGCATGAGATCACGGGTGTGCCAGAAACAGCCCTAGGGCAGTTCCAGCCAGTCTCTAATACCTCTGGTGTTGCACTTGCTATCCAGTACCAGCCTCTTATGAACCGCTACATGATGAAGCGGATTCACTTTACAAAGGGACTTGAGCGAGTTAATGCCATCGTAATTAAGACTGCCGCTATCTTCCGTCCAGAGATGCTCCTATATAACCCTCTGTCATCAGAAATGCCTGAGCGAGATCAACTCACTCAATTGGATCCGACAGACCCTCTAACGTACCAAACGAATATCCATTGGCCAGAACCCCTCCCCGTTGATGTCCTTATTAAACTCAATGAAGTCCAGGCCAAGATGGCAGTTGGGCTGGAGTCAAAGAAGGGGGCGCTTCGTACTTTGGGAGAAGAGTTCCCCAATGAAAAGATGGCTGAGATCTTTGAAGAGCTTGTTGATGATGCCCTTGACCAAGGTGCACTTCAAATGCTTAACGCCCAAATTCAGCAGTCAATTATGATGGTAGTTGGGGTAGCACCGGACGGTACACCCTTAGTACCAGAAGATGGTAGTGTAATTAGCGCTGGAGAGAACGCTGGTAACGGTATGCTCCCCGGCACTATGGTAGGTGGTCCAGAAATGGATACGTTAAACAAACTGATTCAACGCGCATACGGAGCAAGGTTCGCCCAGCGACGTATGCCTGACGAAGAATAATTATTCGTTATTTCAACAGCAACCAAACAAAAAGAGGTTAAGACATGGCAGTAAACACTGAAGACGGGATTAGCATTCCCGTTGAAAAAGAGCATACTCCCGAGGCTCCTAAGCCCCAGGAAGACCAACACTTCTCAGCTGACGACGTTCAGAAGATCCGACAGCAGGAGAAGGACAAGATGTACAAGCGGTTAGAAGATGCTGACCGCCGTACAAAGGCTATGGAGGAACAATTGAATGTCATTTCCGCTGAGCGGGAACAGGCAATCAAGGAAGCCGAAGAGCGAGCCAAGAAGGAGGCCGAGATCCTTCGACAGCGTGAGATGGAGGAGTTGTCCGCTAAGGAGCTTCTGTCAAAGCGTGAAGATGAGTTCAACCAGCGCATTAACCAGGTTGAACAAGAGTGGAGCGAGAAGTTCTCTCGGCTAGAGGCAGAACGACAAGCCCAAGATGCCCTCCTGGAAAAGGAGCGCTTTGCTCAGCAGTTGGAGTCTTATCGCCAGCGCCGTCTTGGTGAAGAGCAGGAATCCATCATTCCTGAACTACGTGATTTGATCGCAGGTAACACACCTGAAGAAATCGAAAATAGCATTACTGTACTACGTGAACGTAGTAGTGCTATAATCGAATCAATCCAGCAAGCGAGTCAACCGACTCGTGTTAAAGGGGCACCGGTGACGGCACCCCCTGTTGGGCCCATGGATAACCAAGAGGAATACCAAACGCTATCTGCGGAGGATATCCGCAACATGCCGATGGATCAGTACATGAAAATGCGTGAGCGACTTTTATCGGCTACCCGTGGTCCACGGGGACGCTACTAACTTAAAACCTAACTAATCCATCGGAGGATACCCAAATGGCATTACCCGCACCCGTAGGGGGTGCAATTACCGGAGCAGGTCTTGGTTCTATTACCACGACTGGTTACTCCAGTGACAGCACCCTTTCACCCGCAATCCAGCAAATCTGGTCGAAGGAGATCCTATTCCAGGCTATGCCTGTTCTCCGGTTTGAGCAGTTCGCTGTTAAGAAGACCGAACTTGGCGTTATGCCCGGTCTTACCATTAACTTCATGCGTTATAACAACCTGTCGGTCAGTGAGACCGCTGGTGCAACCCTGGAAGAGGGCGTCCGCATGGAACCGGTGGCACTGTCCGCCAGCCAGATTCAGATCACCGTGTCTGAACATGGTCAGGCCGTCGCTGTCACTGAGCTCCTGTTGAATGCTGCCTTCGATGACGTGATGGCTTCGGCCTCTCGTCTCCTTGGTCGTCACATGGCGCAGAGCATGGACATCCAGGCTCGTAACACCCTGTACTCCAATGGAGTGCCGTTTGCCGGTGGATCGGCTGTTGCCCCGAGCGTCGTGTTCGGTCGCACCGCTGCTTCGACCCGTGGCGCTATCAGCCCCTATGACGCTGGTACCCTCGGTTCGGCTTCTGCCCCTGGATACCTCTCCCCCGCATCCATCAAGGATGCTGTTGAGGTGCTGGCTGGCCAGAACATCCCCCGTCTGGGCGACACCTACGTGTGCTTCGTTCACCCGTCGCAGAGCCGCTCGCTCCGTGACTGGCCAGAGTTCATCGAAGTCACCAAGTACGCCGCTCCCGGCAACTTCATGCTTGGTGAAATCGGACGCCTTTATGACGTGGTGTTCATTGAGACCACTCAGGTCAAGAAGGGCCTCACGGTCCCGGCTGACCTGGATCCGAACCAGGGCGGTGCCCAGGCTCCCGGTGCTGACACCTATAGCGCCATCATGATCGGTGACAACGCCTTTGGTCATGCTGTGGCTCTGCCGGTGGAACTCCGTGACGGTGGTGTGATCGACTTCGGTCGTGAGCACGGCTTGGCTTGGTACGCCATCTGGGGCTTCGGTGTGATCACCCACGAGTCCCGTGTGATCCTGAACACCAAGGGTGGCGCTATCTCCTGATACGTAGCCATTGGTTGTGTTGTAGTATGGTGGGGGGAGAAATCCCCCCACCATCTCATTTATACGGATATAAGGAGAGAATATGCCCCGTAAAACAAACCCGTCCTTTGCTGAGCTTGAAGGCGATGAAATTGAAGAAGCTGAGTACACCCCGGTAGTAGAGGTCGCTGAAGGCACCAACTTGGTAAGCGCCCGTGTAAAGGGAACCTGGAAGATGTTCTGGGGCCACGCTTCATACGATTTCGTAGACGGAAAGCGTTATAAATTGCCGAAGGACCTGTACACATATCTTCGTCAAAGCGGAAACATCTACGACACTCTCTGAGGTAGTCCATGCCCTACATCGTCCCTAACGCAACCGATATCGGGTCAATTTACAATGACCTGAACCAGGCAGAACCTGATGCCCTAGATTTCCAGATTCTTGGAGATCGGTCTACTGGCGTATTAACTGGTAGCCAGGTTTCAGCACTTCCAGTGGCGTCTACTTCGGTGTCGGTCACTGAGGGGTACGTTGCTCTAAAGGGGGTTGTATACCCCCTTT